CGTACTACCTATTTCACCTGTTGCACCTGTTGCACCCGTACTACCTATTTCACCTGTTGCACCTGTTGCTCCAGTGGCACCATCATAACCAGTGGCGCCCGTCGCACCATCATAACCAGTGGCACCTGTGCTACCTTCTAGTCCCGTAGCACCAGTTGCTCCATCATAGCCTGTAGCACCCGTGCCACCATCCAAGCCAGTGGCACCCGTGGCGCCATCTAGTCCAGTTGCTCCTGTACTGCCATCATAACCCGTGGCACCTGTACCTCCATCTAGTCCTGTAGCACCAGTTGCTCCATCATATCCAGTGGCACCTGTTGCTCCGTCATATCCAGTTGCACCGGTTGCTCCGTTGTAGCCTGTAGCGCCAGTGGCACCTAATCCAGTAGCACCCGTTAATCCAGTAGCACCTTGCAAGGCAGCAGCAAATACTCCGTTACCATACAATACGTTTGCTGCACTACCATTTAAATTTATAGCTGATATATTACCTATACCACTTATGTTAGCATAAGCAACTGAGTCGGCAGTTCCAGCAGTAACAGAATAAGTAGCATTTGCTACTGTACCGGTGACATTTGCTCCGGTTAAAGAAGTTAGTGCTAAACCATTGGCAATTATATTAGTTACGGTTAATGTATTAGAAGTATTATTGAATACAAAATTTGCACTAGAACCAAAAGCACCGTTATTATTAAATTGTACTTGAGTGTTTGATCCTGCAGGGGAACCTACTGCACTCCAAACTAAATTGCCTGCGCCATCAGTAGAGATTGAGTATCCTGCTGTACCGCCTGGAATATGTAAATTACTAATATTCCCTAATGATACATTAGCTGTATTTGAGAAATTAACTACTCCGGTTGCATTACTAACTGTCAATCCAGTTAAATTGCCCACTGAAGTAATGTTTGGTTGTGCGTTTGAATTACTAGTTAATGTACCATTGAATGATGCTAATCCATTACTTGAATTAGCAAAATAGTTAGAAAGTACTTGACTAGGGTTAATATCAACTACTAATGTTTGAGTTGAACTAGTAATTGTAGCATTACTGCTACCGTTACTGCCTCTACCTATACTTAAAGAACTAGTAGATACTTGAACACAGGCAATATTAGCAGAAACAACTACATTACCTGTAGGATAATTAACTGTTATACCTGCTCCAGCGGTTCGATTAACAGAAGTTACTGCTGCATTTGCATTAGCACCAAAAAGTTGGTCAAAGTTATTTTGTACTTTACTGAAAGCTGTTCTTATCGCATCCGCAGAAGGATCATCGGGAAATGAACCAAAATCTATATTTTGTTGAGACATGTTAATAATACCTATTTATAATGTATTTATCGTATTTAAAGAAACGGAGACCCAAAAAAATACCCGACTGTCTGCCGGGTATTTTAAAGTACAGTTCTATTATAGACCGCTTAATTTTCTGTAGTCTCTTAACAAATCAGTAGATTCTTTCATTGGGCTACCTAAACCATCAACGCCCATACGACTCTTTTGACCATTGATAACTGGGATAGTTGTTTGACCAGTAGATTTTTGTTTATTCAATCCACCGCTGATAACTTTAGTCATAAAATCAATGTCAGCTTCAAAAGTATCATCTGCGCTATTAGCGTATGATTCATCTACTTTCTTGTCTTTCTTGTATTTCTCGTCTTGCTTGTCATCATACTCTATGTCTTTAGTAACTTTCTTTCCTGCTTTCTCTGCTTTGTTGTCGTCTTTGCCTTTATGACCTTCATCATATTCAATATCGTTAGCAACTTTTTTGCCTGCTTTCTCAGCCTTTTCATCTTCTTTTTCAGTAGATTCTTCTGATAAGAATGCTAATTTTTTGTAAAGATTAGCGAAAGATTCTGCTACTGTTTCGCATTTGCAAGGATTGCAATCACATTTTTTACAATTGTCACCTTCATCTACTTTTTCTTTGCCTGCTTCTTCACCAGTAGTATCTTCTTTACCTTCTGTAGGACTTGAATATGTTTTAGCAGTTGCCATATCTTGTGCTGCATCTGCTGTTGCTAATGCTTCATCACTACCTACTTGACCTGCAACATCAGCATCAGTGTTGTCAGCGCCAGAATCTGGAGCATTTTCAGCAACTTCAAATTCCATTTGATCTTCTGATTCTACTTCATCAACAACTTGTTGACCAGAACCACACTGATGGTTCTCTTCCATCATGCCACCACATTCATTGCAAGTTTCTTCGTCACCGTGCATATGTCCTTCGTCGCCGTGACCTTCTTCACTTTCATAATCACCAGCACCGACCATCTCGCCTCCTCCGGACAATTTCTTCATCAATGCCATCATGCCGTCATGGTCATCAACTACACTGATACCGCCATGAGCACCTGCTGAACCTTGGGGTGCGCCATATCCATTTTGTTCATCACCACCAAACAAGCCCATGCCTGCTGATTTGATGATAGATAACAACTGGTCAGCTTCACCATCTTGTGCTGATACACTTACTGAATCAGGAGATCCTTGTTGACCTTTGCTGATTGAAACAGTCATGCCTTCTGATACTTTTTCTTCACTTTCAAGTAAAGAATTTAATTTCTTATCTAGTGACTCAAAAGCAAATTCATCTAAATTTGAATCATAGCGTGTTTTGTCAGTAAATGTACTACCACCTACTTTAAACTTACCACCATGTGGTGTTTTAGCAAGACCGGCTGTGAAAGCATTACCTTCATCCATACCCATGTCATCAGCACCATAACTTGCCATTGTATCTACTTCAGGTCCTTGACCCATTTCACCAACTCTTGTACGACCTAGTATTGGCATTTGACCATAGCACTCATCTAGACCTTCTTTAAAGCCATCATGGTAGCAACGTGCTTCTTCCATATCATCGTGTGTGCAATTGTATGGCATTTTTCTTAATGCATGACTCTTACCTTCAAGTCTTGCTGCTTGTAAATGATGTTCCATACCTTCTTTCACTTTCTTTTTCTCATCTTTTTTAGCAAAAGGATTTACACCTTTCTTAGGTGCTGCACCTTTCTTCTTTAAATCGTTTTTACCTTTACCATCTTCTGCATAGTCAGGGATGTTGTTGTTATTTTCATCTGGCTTTTTCTTAGTATCTTTCTTAGCAAAAGGATTAACACCCTTCTTGCCTTCTAATACACCGCGATTAGCAGTACTTAGTGGACTTGATTGAGCAAAGTGTTGTGGTGCTTCTGCCTCATCCATTTGTTCTGACATTAAATCTTGCAATTGATAATAACCACTAGATACATTTCCACCATACTCTCTATCTACGCGGCTACCATAATCCTCATCTTCTAAACTTTTTTTGTCAAAATATTGCATAGCCTGACCTAAGTTTCGTGCATCTTTAGCATATTCAAGAAAATCAGCAATAGAGTGAGAGATGTCATATTTTTCAAACATATCTCGTAATTCACCAACACTTGCGTTAGGAGTAATCATTGACTTCCAATCTAAAGCACCAGAACCAGCTTCCATCATACCGTAAGATTCGTGCATCTTGCCTAATGTCTTAGCAAGTTGTGCTTGCTTTTCTGTCTTAGCAGGATAATCTTTCTTGTGTGCTAATACTTTATTAGCAAATTCTTTTGGAGTCATGCCATGTGATGATGCTTTCTTAGTGAATGCACCTGGATGCTTAATAGCACCTTTAATCCAATTTTCACCATCTTCTTCCATTTCACGACCAGTAGAACGGTCATAGTCAACGCTAGTATTTCCACTAGATGGCATATTTCGCCCTTTGTTAGCCGCATGAAACGCAGCATTCTTCTCGGCTGTCGTTGCGGGTGGCTTCTTTCCTAACCCAACAGCACTCTTAACTGTATCTAATACACCTTCTTCCATTTCATCTTCTTCCATCGGAGCAACTTGTGAACCTGCGCCCGCTGCTGGTGTAGCACCTGGTGCTGTAGGAGCAGCTCCTGGTTTCTGCATTGACATAGTACCATTCTTAGCTGCTTGAACTACTGCTGGATCTTGTGTAGTGATTGCCGGAGCGCTAGGATTAGCAGGATCTTTAATCATAAAAGATGGCTTTGTTGCTACTGCTTGTTGTTGCTTTTGTTGTGGTGTAGCTGGCATTGGTTGTACTGCTAAACCTGCTTCTTCAACAGATTGTGAAGGTTTGTTTTGCATTCTGGCTCTTATACCACTAATAGTACTATTTGGTTTTAATGCAGCACCGGTGTTTGGATCAAAATTCTTACGGTCTTGTTGTTTCTGTCCAGTAACAACATTACCACGATCTCTTAATTGATTCAACATACTTTCATCCATTTGGTCAAAGTATTCTTTAAGACTATGCTTAACACTAGGTTTTCCAGTTGGCTTAGGTGCTTTACCCATGCCCATTGCTTTGCTTAATGCTGAACTATCATATTTCTTAACTTCACCTGATGCATCAGCATTCTTTGGTGGACGACCTTTGCCACGCTTTACAGCAGGAGCATCGCTCATCTTAGATAAACTTATACGACCAATTGGTTTGCCATACTGATCGGTAACATCTTCAGATCCATGTCTATTTCCATATCCACCTGGGCCTGCTTTATGAACAGTTGAATCACCTTCGGTTAATTGGTCGAATGATTTTAATATATCTCTGATATCCATTTTCTTTTCCTTAACGGTTATATGCTGCGCCAGTCTTTGGCTTTGGTGGCATTTTTATAGTACTCATTGGGCTCTTATCACCCAACTTCTTATCATCTAAATATGGCTTGAATGGATCAAACGCATCTTTTGTTCTTGTTCCTGCATATGGAATATCAATCTTAGACTCTTTAGCTTGGTCTTTGATTGATTGTAAATATGAATCTCCATATGCTCTGCTTGCTTGTTTAGCATCAGGCTGCTCACCCATTTCTTCTTTATCAAGTAATGGACTATTTTTCATTTCATTCTCATAGCCGGCCATCTCAGCGTCAATGCTATCATCAAAGTGTGTTGATACCATACGCACCATGTTAACATTGTATCCACATAGTTGAGCAAGTTGTTGTACCATTGGTTCTGTAGCTGGATATCTAAACTCAACTTTAATCAATGTAACACTTTCATTCTCTAAATTAGGAAATCCATATGGTGTTTTCTGTATTGGCGTGCTTTTTGGTTCACTGATTTCCACTGGGTCAAACTTGTTTAGATTGTACTTAAACATATCTAAAAAATTCTTGTCAATGGTGCCGGCAATTTTGATAGTATACTTGTAAGTATGTATACTTTCCATAATATGTTGTTTGAGGCTTCGCATTTTTTATTCCTGTATATATTATTTATCTTTTTAGTCGGATTTTGCTGCCAACATCTTAAGTAACTCATTTCTGTCAAGTTCCCTGCCCTCACCCAACGGTGTTGCTTCTATCTGTTCTTCTTTTGATGCTGCTTTTTGATCCAATTGTGCTTTTTTTAGTTGCAAATCAATCATCTTTAACTTCTTATTTAGTTTAGCAGTCTTTGCTGTAATTGCATGTCCTAGCATAGTTCCAGCAACATTGAATATCTCACTAGCATATCTACTATCAACTTGCATTCCCAAGTCCATCAAGTCTTTATAGCTATCTTGTGCTAATGTAGCAAGACTATCCATCTCATCGTCAGCGGCTTCTAATCCACGTACTTGGGGTAATGCTTGTTCTATTTTTGATAGACTATCTAATGCTTCGGTAGTGATTTCTTGTGCGTTCTCTGGCGTCGGTTTTGCCAAACTGTCTATTTCGTTTTGGTCAAGTTCAAATAATTCTTCTAGCTTTTTTGTCATAAAAGTATTTAGTTACTTTCGTGACCCGTTTCTAAAAAGGTCATCTTCAGTTATGACTCTAAAAGAAAAACCTTGCATTTTACAATATGCAGTGGCTGCTGCCCACTTAGCATGATTTACCGCAACAACAGCCCTATCTCTTGCACTTGCGGTTCTGCTTTCAATCAAACTTTGTTTCTTGGGTTTAATCTCTACTACTTCAGCAATTGCTTTTCCGTACTTGTTTTGATAAACAACAAAGAAGTCTGGTATGTATTTATGCACTTTACCATCTAATGGACTACGATAGGGGATTGACATTGATTCACTAGCCCAATGAGTTACATTTTTATGTGTATCACAGAAGGTCATAAATGTTAATTCCCATCCTGATCTATATTTAGGGTTATGTTTACCTACATATTTGTGTGGGTTTTTAGGAGTATATATGCCTTGTGCCCAGTTAGCCATGATTATTGTACGATGTTTCGTGCCACTGGTTGATTTGATCTTGGGATAATAGAAATACCATACAATGAAGTTTTGCTTTTAAAGCTATTAAGATAATAAGCAATAATTTGATTCATTTCCATTTTCTTTTTACCTTTAATTTGATCCAACAAATCAAGTGCAGGAATTTGTGTTGCTTGTGATATTCTAAAAAATACTGCGGTGAAATTGGCTGCAATATTTTTAGTTGCACATACTGAAATAAAATATGAATATACAATGTCATATTCACTTGCGTTAATGATTGTGTTAAATGAATAAAACGCATCATAAATTCTAACTGTTTGATCCAATGAAGTACGATTATCTAAAATTTGCGGCATACTATTCTTTCTTAAGGGACTTGTCGCCCTGCTACATTCCTACCTACTTGTTGAGGGGATGATTGCGCTCCTGACAACTTTGCACCGGCAGTACCAATTGCAGTTTGAATGGCACCAAATACAGGGGTAGCTACATTTACATTTCTATTTGGGGTTTGTGCCACTGAGTTAGTTATACCTGCCACGACTTCAGATTTTGCAATATTCAATACATTTACGTTTTTAAATGTATTATAAGTTGTACCGGCAGCTTGAACGGCACCTAAAATATTTCCTTGAGACAATGCATCTATTGCACCACCCACGCCATCAACTAAACCACCTTGACCTAATATGTTTGCATTTGATCCAGGTCTTGCAATAGGGCTCACTGTTCTATCGTAGTTAGCATCATCTCCGAATCCAGTAACAATATTCCCAGGACTCTTACCGTCTATTGCACCTTCATTATAAACTACTGTTTCATAATCTAATGTCATTTGATGTTCCATGGTACCATTGCCCTGAGCATAATCATATGTATCATGGCTAAAACTTGTTATTACTGGATTGATTAGAGTATAAGCTACAAAATTGTGTTGATTAAAACCAAACACGGTTATATTTTTAAAAAATGGTATTTTTACACCGGTTGGATTACTTGTTCCACCTTGATAACCCCAATTATCATTACCTGTTATAGAAGGTTGATATAATGTTCTACTATTGTATGTAGCGTCGGTTGTACCTGACGTACCACCGCCACCTGTTTGTTGTATAGGAGTTTTGCCACCTCTTGCACCAGCAAATATTACTTCGGGCTTTGTTCCGTCAGCATAGTAATAGTTGTAATAACCTTTCCACATTCTTCTGATTGTGTTTCCATTATCGTCATGAAAGGTAATATTAACTGCATCATATTTAATTTTAGTTTGTATAATACGTTTACGATTATACTGATTCATTTGACTAGTTTCAAAATTGAAGCTAGGAAGTTTAACTGTTTTAACTAATAACCCATAATTAGATTCTGGCAATCCAGTTGGGTTTAATTGAAAATAAACATGAAATAAAAATTTCAGTTTAGGTGCATTTTGATATGCATTGGGTCTAAACGTCTTACTGGCATGGGTGTAATCACGAAGGAAATCGCTGCCGAAGAATGCTCCGGCAGCGTCTGTTAGTAAATTTTCAAAAAATCCAGCCATAGTCTAGATTTATTTAGTTAAGTTTACGGGTGATTATAATGAACCACCGATACCAGTAGCGATTGAACCAACAGTTCTTCCGATAGTAGAACCAACACCAGATCCGATTGGTGATTGAATTGCGTTATCAAAGCGAATTGTCAATGCGATTGTTACTGCTTCGTTTGTAGCATAGTTCAATGTATTGTAGTTAGCTGTTTGCAAGAAGCAACCATAGCATTCCCAAGTTTCTAATACGATAGGAGCAGCAGCACCGTTACCACCGTCTAATATTTCAATATTAGTTTGGAACTTATAGTCTTGACCAGTTGCAGCACTTGCTTGTTCAACAAAGTCCATTTGCTTCTGTAGTTGTTGACCAATTAATCTAGATACACTGTTTGAAGCATCATCACGAATGTTAACTGACAATGTTTGCCATGTTGCTTTACCTGCCAAATACATGGTTGAATTGTATATTGGTAGTGTGATTTCTTGGAACTGTACGTTTGGTCTTGAGCAGTCAATAACTTGTTTTGTTAACTCTACTGTACTTGTGTTTGTTCCAAAATTCAAAAAGTTTACTCTGAATCTAAATTGTAATTTTGGCATTAATAAGCCCTGATTGCCACCGGCATTATCAGATGCTACTGTCATGTTGAACAATGATTGTGAGGCTGTTGCCATTTTATATATCTCCTGTTAATCTTATTTATCTTAAATAAACAGATAACCCCTTTCGGGGTTATCCTAGCTTATTATAATGATGCTATCTCACCTGTGTTTAGAACACGAACCGGTACGTAAATGAATTCAGCAGCTTTCACTGGTTCAAGCGCAACGTCAACCCAAAGTTCATTTCTGTCTATTCTAGCTGGTGTGTTGTTACTTTCGTCACAGATTACCAAGTAGTCATAGATACCGCGTTTAGCAACTAAATCTACCATCAATGTTTGAATTACACCTGCGATTTGTTGACGAGTCAACGCATCGTTAGGTTCAAATACAAACGGTCTTGCTGCTAATGTTAATTGTCTACGTACATAAGCAATTAGTCGTGCAACGTTAACTCTATCTAATGCACTTGAACTGTTGTAACTTGTCTTATTACCGTAATTCAATAAGCCAATACCAGTGAAGAACACTAATGGGTTAATAAAGTTAATGTACAATACATCACGAATACCAATACGTGTCTTGGTAGTTATGAACTCACCGGTTGTATTATCAATATAACCAATGTTTGTAGCATTGTCAATGTTACCTCTACGTGTACCAGCAGCCGCTAACCAAGGATAAGCAATGTTATCATTTCTGATAAATGTACGTAACATCATGTGACTCGGAGGGACAGCAACTAAGTTACCGCTTAGGTCACTTGTGATACCACTTGGATAGAACAAGCCTAAGTATGTATTACGTGTTACTAAACCATCTTCGCCTGTAGCAGTTGCGCCTGCAGCATTAGTTGCCCATGCTTGAATTGCTGTAGCATCTGATGGCAATCTCATTGGAGTATCACCCAAGATATAACCTGTTTCGCCGCGATCAGCATTCAATACAACCATGTTAGGTTGAGCCTCTGGATAACCAGGAGTAGCCATTAAGTTAAAGAAGTTATCTTCATCACGAATGTCATAGTTAGTATCAATCACTGAACGCAATGATTTTACAACCATGTTGCGTTGTGCTTGACGGCCCATATATGGGCTACCATTTGCTTTTAATCCACTAACGCTCAACCAAGTAGCTGTTTCTGTAGGGTAGCTTGGCTCGTCAGGGAAATTTGTACCATTAAAATAATTTGCTTGATACTCTTTAACATTGTAACCTGAACGGCGTGTATTAAACAACAACATACCAGTTGGGTATAGTGTTGCACTAGGAGCATCTAAATCTAAATAATCACTAGTTAACAAACTAGTAATACTTGGAATAGGATCATCAACTACGTTTGTAGTACCATTTGTTGCCCAACGTGCATCAGCAAACAATACACCAGTTGAACTTGTTTGGTCAGTAATGTCTAGTCTTACCCACATATCTGTCAAACTAGCAGAATCATATTCCCAACGATTAATAGCCGGATAAACTTCTAATTCACTAGTGTCAATCCACAAGTCGCCGTACACTAATGGAGTTGTACCATCAGTTTGTGTCGTTGGTTCAGTTGCAGCAATGATTGGACCTGTTGCATTTGTGGCATTAGTACCAGTTGGTGTTGGGAATCCGTTACTATCGTAATTTATATTTTTATAACCGTTCCATTGACCACCTGACTGAACCATAATATCAACTTGGTCAACAACGCTCCAGAACCAATTTGTGCCATTTGCAGGAGCTGCTACTGGAGCACCTTCGTTAGCAGTAAATGTCATTGCAGTCCAATTACTAATTTGTGTGTTATACAATGTATTAGAAAAACCACTTACAAACGTTACTGCACCTGCTACACCTCCACTTACTGAAACCACTCTTAAAACAATATCATTAGCAGGTGTAGTTCCACCTAATAAAGCACCACTTACTTTAACTTGATCACCGGCTGCATAACCAGTTCCGCCGTTATTTACACCGTCACCGGTGATAGCATATATATCATTACCTTGGATACTAAGTTGTACAGTCATTCCGGAACCAGAGCCACTAACATTGGTAGTAGGTAATGCAGTAAAATTACATACCCCACCGTCAAGAGCAGAACCATACTTAACAAAGTCAGTAGTATTTTTAATAAAACCAGCTTGTTCTAAAATACCACTAGAAAATCCTTGATTTGCACCAGCTGTAGTAATAAAGTCATTCATTACAATCTCGCCGCCTACTGTGTTAATTAACTGAACCGCGCCGTCGGTAGTTACTAAAGCATTAGTATAAGGTATACCTGCTGCTAACCAAGCAGTAACAAACTGCGTAGGCGTGCAGTTATCAGCAATAGTTACAGTGTAACTAGATGATAATGATGAACTATTTGGTAAACTTGTTTGAACAAATAAAGAAGCAGTTGCTAAACTTAAATTTAAATTAATAACAAAATTTGTTTCTGAACCGGTAGCTACTGTTGGACCAGTCGCTGCTCTTACCCATAAATATATAGGATTAGTTCTATTTACATAATTGTTTTCAACGTCATATTCTGCATATACTGTATCAACTACAATTGCTTGTCCACCGGTTGAATCTATTTGACTAGTTGCACTCCAGTCATTTGTTGCCAATGTAACATTTTTTGCTTTCCATGACCCGGTTGTTGAGTTGTATTGTGATACGACTGGTGTTAACCCAAGACCAGCACTACTTGCCTTAATCCATACTGAACCAGTTGGATGAGGATATGTTTGAGAACTTGTCCATAATGGCATTTGTGCTGAAGTTCCATATACAACTTGTGGTTGGTAGTAATTACCTTCGTCAATTCCCATATCAGCTAACGCTGTACTACCACCACCTTCAGTAAGACCTACATATTGATTACCAGTAACTGAAGGTTGACTAGATAAAATATTCAATTTGCCTGAAGTTACTGAAGCAGTAAGCCAAGTATAACCTAATGCATTGATTGTGCTTGCTACACCAGTAACAGAACCAACTCCGCCGCCATCATCTGGAACTGTAATAGTTTTATTCCATGCACCATTTAAATTAATGATAATTGTGTCACCGGCAGTTAATGCAGGATTAGATTCAGTGCCTTGAACAGTAGGCCATTGTTGTTGCCATAGTGAACTACCCAAAACTGTCCAACTATTACCTGATGTTTTGTAATAATATTGTTGATATGCAGAATCTGCTTGTACTGTTGCATTTATAGCATAATCACCAATATTACCTAAACTATTTAATGGATATCCATTAGTTAAATATTCAGCATCAGTTATAACTAACGGAGTTACTGCGGTGAATGCGCCTGTTACCGCATTGAATTGAAAAATACCCCATGTGGTATTTGTTGTATCTAACCACCAAGCACCATTTGCGGGTGCACCAGATGGACGACCAACTTGACCTACTAAACTTGATAGATCAATGTCAGCACGTAATGTGTAAACACGATTGGTAATACCCAATGCTGAGTACGCTGCTAGTAATCCATACTCGTTTAATTCGTAACCCTGAATAGGTGTTCCAGCGGTTGTTGTATAGAAGAATGGTACACCATAGAAATCCACCAAGTCTTTTTGACTTGTGATTTGATATAATTTACCTGCGTTAGCCGCAGTAGTACCGGGTGCAACTGCGGTCCCCGAAGGATTAGCTTTATTCTGTGCTGTTGCGAAAACTATAAGCGGTACTGTGCCGCCTGGGGCTGGTAAGTATTGGCTTTGGTCAATGATTGTGACTTCTACGCCGGGTGATGTTAATGCCATTTTATTTTTCCTTTAGTAAAATTTTGAGGTTTACAACCTAATTGCATACTATTATTTATTAATAAATTCAAAAAAGTCGGTTTAACCGTACCTTTGAAGGTCAAAAAGACTAAATACAATATGTTAAACGAACGTCCAATCTGTAAGCAATGTAATAAGAATCATACCGCTATCAATTATAAGCGTGAGGGAGTTACACACTACAGAAGTACCTGTGATGAATGTGGTAGAAAGAAAAATAAACTAAAGCCTAGGAAGGCTAACTGGACTAAAAGTGGATATAAGAAAAAAGCCACATGCGATTTATGTGGCTTTAAAAGTATGTTCTCAACACAAATAACTGTGTTTCACGTTGACGGTAATTTAGAACATATTGAACAAACTAATCTACGCAGCATTTGTCTAAACTGCATAGAAGTTGTTAAAAAGAAAGAGGTTACTTGGCGGCGAGGTGATCTACAGATTGATTATTGATAATATTATGCACGGTGGTGTGTAACTCATCAATGGTTCCGTTGTTATCTACCATGTGGTCATAGTCTAATCCTACACTACTGTATTCACTAGCATGAATGTGTAGTTTGTCCAACTTCATCTTGCTTAGAGACCAAGCTGAGTTACCGTTTGGGCCTCTGTTGTATGCTACTGCTGAATCATACCATTCAGGATCAGGACCGCGCTTTACTCTAATTGCTATACCACCTATGTTTCTGATAGCATTTACTTCATTAGAAAATCTACAGTCAGTAATTACAATATCTTCATTAGAGTTTAATAGCTTGTGTTCTACGCTTGCTACCCAGATATCATTGTGGAAATGATTGCGACAAACATCAGTTCCCCAATACTGTAGAATCCATCTTGGGGTAATGTCCATACCCAAACGATTGCTCCACCACTCATCTTTCTGTTCACGCCAAACTCTACTAGCTTTCGTAGTGCCTTCTAGGTATTCACGGTTCCATCCAAAAATTACTGCTATTGCATCTTTAAGGCTGGATGCAAAACTGATTCGCTTAAACCCGTGATGTGTAGTAAGATAGTCAGCAATTGTATCTTTGCCTGAACCAATTAAACCAGTGATACCTATAATCATACAATGCTCCTATAAGTACTTATTATATTACAGGAACAAGACAATAGAAAGCATTTAGGTTAACCCTGTACCCATGTCAATGGCTGTGAATAGTCCACGTATTTCTTTAAATCTTCAATCAATAATTCCATTGCTGCTTTTCCTTCTGCTTTCATAGCGGTACCATTCAATGTTGTACCGCCACCTGGACCAGCGATAGTCCCAAATTTCTCACGGGCTTCACCAATCATAATCTTTAGTTGTGATAAGATAAAGTCACCAATCCATACACCAGCGCCCGGATCTTGTAGTAATACTTCTTCTGGTC